TGTTTTGAGCAGCCAACATATCATCAATGTCGAAAGAGAAGTCACGGTTAACGAAGAGTACGTTCTCTTCAATAGAACCTTGCTTATCCAAACGAGAGATGATTGTGTCGAAGTCAGCCAAAGATGTTGGGTTACCACCACCCCATACGTTACCGCGAGAGTTTACTACGTAGAATACACCCTCAGAACCTTTGTTACCGTAAGTTGGGTTAAGACCTGAGTTAGCAGCACCTGAACCTGATTCAGCAGGAACAGCCTCCAACATAGATGTCTCAAGGTAGTCCTCAAAGCGGAGACGAGTCTCGTGCTCTGATTTCAAATACCACAAGAAACCTGTAGCGCCATTCTCAGTAGTGATTTCAATCCAACCAATCTGAGCCATGTCAGAACCTGAAACAGCATACTTGTCTTTGATGATGATTGGGCTGTTAGAGAAGATTTCGTCTTCAGCTTCCAAAGAACCAACCATACCTGTAGTACCTTTCTTGAACTCAGAACCGTAGATAAATACAGTAAATGTGTTAGCTGCAGAAGCATTGGTCATACCATTAGCCTCATAGAAAGCAACAGTGAAGGTGTCAGTAGCAGTGTTAACTGCAGTAACGATACCTTTGTTTTGGGTAGGACCCGCAACGTTAGGAGTAATCATAACTGTTTGACCCGGACGGATAGCAATTCCTGAAACGTTTAAGTCGTTCACAGTAAATGTAGCGCTATCGCCATTAGTCAATACAGTAGTAGTAACATTCACATACTTAGTGTGAAGACGACCTTGCTCAGCCCATTTGATTTGGTCAGAGATAGACGGCATCTCAGCACCTACCATACGCAAGAAAGATGCAACGGTACGGTTTCCGTAACGCTCAAATTCTTTCTCGTAAGTATCAGGAAGATACTGATTCAAGAAGTCAAAGTTAGTGATGTAGTTAGTTGACAAAGCGACCTGCTCCGCAGATGGCTGCAACTGATAACCGGGAGTTGATAAAACTGCCATTTTTTTCTAGTTTTTAGTTATTAAATCCTTTTTATACTTTTAATTTTTAAACCTCGACCTGCGTCAGGGTTTACTTGTTTTACTTGCATTCCGCCTTTGACGATTGCCTCAGGGGCCTTACGCTCAGACATATTGATGTTTTTGGTTTTACGCATAACATCATCTGTCGCATCAGCCTGACCTTGTTCATAAAAGAACTTGGCAAACCTCTCAGGGTTCATTGCGATTGCTAAAGACCTATGGTATCCTGCGGCGTCTGCAATCATCCCATTTTCATCCAAGTACTTATTAATAAAGTTAAATGGATGAGCCTGAGCTTTCTTGAGCTCTGTCGCATCACCGGGGGAGAACACTAACTTCTTGTCGTCAATATTGAACTCAAAACCTTTGAACTCTTGACCAAACACCTCATCAGTCTTCTTTTGGAACCAAGAAGCTTTACGCTCTTGCTCCTCCTGTAGGCTTTTAGACTCTTGTATGTATTGTTTATACGCCTCAAACTCTTCTTTCTCTGCATCGGGAATAGCCGAACCCCTTGACTCAAGAGGCTGCTTGTACTTCTCCTTCTGAGAATTGAAATAGTCTTTGGCCTTAGCAATAGCCTTTTTCTTTGCAATCTTCGCTTTCTTAATATGAGAGTCATCATCTAAATCCTCATCATACTGAAACTCTTCCATTAATGCCTCGATATCATCTTCATCGAGACCAACTTCAGTGTCTTTGAAGTATTGCTTCAAAAGCGTATCAGGATTCATAGAGTCAAAGTCTTCTTGAATCTTCAAGTAGTCTTGGATGCCCCGTCCTGTCTCACGCTTATACTTAAGGAATGCCTCAACGTCTTCAGGAAGCTGTTCAGCCTCTTGACGCTCGGCCATCAATTCATCAAATGACTTGATTTCCTTATTGTATCTTTTTCCTAAATATGAAAGAACGTCTTCTTCTGTAAGTTCAGCAGGCACATCTACGGGCGACTCATCAATCGGTTGTGTATCTACAGGAGGCTCTTCATTAAACTGTTCCTCATGCTTATTTAACAACTCCTCTTCAATCTGAGCAGCACTCTTCTCAACAATACCTGTTACTTCTTTTACTGTAATTTCCATTTGATTTAATTTTTACAAAGTTATATATTATTTTTTATTGTTTTAGCGGGGTTCAAACTCGGCTAAGTCAAAGCCATCAAGGGAATCCTCATTTGACTCAAAATCAATCGGAGGTAAATTGTTTTTTCTCTGATTAATTAACTTAGATTGCTCTGTGTTTTGCTGACTAATACGCTTAGCTTTAGCTTCTTCCTTATCCTTCTCACGATTTGATAGAGACTCAACTTCAACACCCTTAAGCTGCATCTGCATCTCAAACTCAGCCTGCATCAACTGCTGCTTAAGAATGGCCTCATTCTTCATCTTCTCAATCTCAAATGCAACCTCAGCCTGCTTAATCTGCATCTTAGACTGAGTCTCAGCCTGAATCTTAGCCATAGCTGCCTCAGCTGCCATCTGCTGTGACTGCATATTGCTTTGAGCCTGCATTGCCTGCATCTGAATAGCATTCTTCTGCTCCTGCTCCTGCTTCTTAACTCTCTTAACTTTTAAGAGTTGGTTAGCCAACTTGATATTTTTAATCTCACGTATATCAATTGCATCCTCAAGGTTAATATCACCTTTAGATAGAGCAATTTGAATGTTTTGCTCAAGTTGTGCTTTCTCTTCTTCATCCGGAGAGATATCAATAAAAATTCCGAAATCATATACGTATAGGTCTTTAATTTCATTTAAAATAGATACATTGTACTTACCAATCTTATTGGCAAAGTCATCTCTAAAGTCAGCATACTCTAAGATATCTGCAATCCTATACGTAAGTGCCTCAGCCATGGTCTTAAACATATACAAGCTACCATCCAAAATGTGGCGAGTAGCTGTGTTTGAATTAAGGGCAGCGAGTTTCTGAACGCCAATCAATGCACGCGGGTCAGGGTCGGAGCCATCGCGGGCCTCATTAAGTCCTGTCACCGCACGAATCATATCGAGGTAGTGGTTGTAGTTATAGATTAGCATCTGTGCCTTTGATGCACCTGAGTTGCTATTTAATTCTTGGATTGGAACACGGGCATTATTGAACTCACCGTCCTGTGTATAGCTACGTCCAATAACACTACCTGTTTGGAAGTATAGTCTGAGGGCATCCTCAGGGTTGTAAGCAGCTCCTGTTCCAAGGTCAACCTCATTGAGGCCATCGGCGTCAATAAATACACCATCAGGCACAACACGTGAGATAACCTGCTGTAGCTTTAAGTGTGTCAACTGAATCAAGTCAGCAAATGGTATCATTCTGCGAACTAGTGACTCAATCACACCCTTATACATACGAGGCGCGACAGCCACATAGTTTGGAAGTGCATGCTGAGTAGCTGACTTTGGTCTAACCATATTCTCAGACATCTGCCACTTAAGCAAGATATTGGTACCCATGACCATTACGCCCTCATACCAAACATCAATAACTTTCTCTACCTTCTCAAAGCGACCTTCCTCCATCATCTCAACAGGAGGATTGAAGCTATCGTCTTTCTCAATCATTCTGACACTACCACTGTCAAGAACTTTTTTCTTGTATACAATTTTTTTAGTAGTCTTATAGTTAAAGTAAAGAAGAGTACACGTATCACGGTAAAAAATATTATTCTCATAGAACTGAGCTACATTGTAGTAGTCATACCAACTTTGGCTATATTTTGAAATCTTCTCAAGGTCTTCACGTGTAAGAGATTGGTCAATTTTGTAAAGCTCTGTAATTGGAAGTGTCTTAATCTCACCCCAATAGAAACAATCTCTAAAGTACGGGTCTTCAGTATAGCTGTACACAATATTAGCAGGGTCTACGTATGAAATCTGAACACCTGCCCCCGGAAGGAACTCATGCTTCTCAACAGCAATACCTAATGTAGTTAGGTCATACTCACACTGCTTACGAACATAGTCATAGTGGTTCTCCTCAAGAATAGTATTAATAGCCTCTTCTTCAGCAATCTCAATCGCAGGCTTATAGTTAAGCTGCATGTAGAGAGATAGCTCTTCATCTGAAGCAGGAAGCTCATCAGGGTTCATTACAAAAGGGTCAACACCTGTATTTTCTTGGATGTTTGTCAATAGGTCTTTAGCAACCATCTGACCCTCAATCATATCTTGGTATTTGCTACGCTTTGCCTGAGACATTGCATCCTGAGAATATGCCTTGACCTTAAATAGACGGTCAGACATACCATTGACAACAATATCAACAAACTTAGGAATAATAGGAACAGGAGCCCAATCCAAGTTCATATATGAAAGGTCTCCGTCAACAGCAAGCTCATCCTTATACTTCTGAATAGGCTGCTCTCCTCGGGCATATAGTCTCAACCTATGAAAGTCTCTCCATTGGCTGTAGTATCTACATTGGTTACCATCTTTTCTAAACCACTCATATTGGATGGCCTGTCCAACTTGGAGACCAAACTCAAGGGTTGCCTTCTCTGCATCTGTCGCGAATTGACTCGGAAATGATGTAGATGATATGTTTACTGTTACTTCTTTCATGTATTCAAGGAGCTAATATTCCCTTTATTATTATATGTAGCAAATTTAATGCTTATTTTTGACTCTTTTCTCTCGGGTTGATATAAGTGCTTCTGACAGGCCATTATAGCCAATCCTGAGCTAATTGTGGCATCATACATAGTCCTATCGCTTATGTCAAACTTAGCCCAATCCTCAAGGGTCCTAGTAAACGGCATATACCCCATCTCATCCTCGCTTATCATGCCAACATACTTCTCGATGTATGACTCAACTGCAGCCGCGTGTGCCTGCTTCACATCCTCAGATGAGTTAGGTATACCACCTAGCTCACGCTCTGTCTTTGACAGCTTATTATATGTCTTGTCAGGCCTGTTTATACAGAAGCCACGGTAACCCCTATTCTTGAAGTGATAAAGCAAACGTGGTTTGTTGTTCTCAATAAGTATTGGCATACCATAGAACACGCATGCCATCAGTACCTCTTCAAAGAATATCTCTGCCGTCTGAGGACGTGCAATATACTCCAAGAAGAACTGATTGATAGGTGCGTCATCCATATGAAACTTGGTAAGGCCATGCAGCGCACCATTTGAACCACGCCCTACAACAACACCTGAGATATCATAGGAGTCACATCCAAACGCGCCGATATGCTCATTACCCGGATATTTAATTCCGTTCTTCTCATATACCTGATTCTGAAGCCCCTTGTTCGGTGTCCATCCAACTAAGAACCTACCCCTAGTGTCAGGAGTAAATATGACCTGTGTGTCTTTGATTCCATCCTTCCAACTAAAGTTTCCTCTCGTAAGGTGATGCTCTTTAATTAGAGTGTCATTGTAGTCAATCTGCTGATAAATCTTGGTGAGATTAAACAACGCAGCCTTACTCTCATCACGGAATGCGTGTGACTCTGAGCGAGGGAACTGACGGTAGTATTCATTAAGTGCATCAGGGTCGTTCTTAAGCGAGTCAACCTCTGCCTCCCAATAGTCAATTGCGCCATTCATTATCCAATTGCCGTCAATACCTCTTACAGGCTGAGATGGCTTACGCAGGACGGGCATACCGTATATGTCAATAAATCCCTCCATATTCCACTCCATCGGAATAAACAGCGCATACATACCCGACTTGGTCTGACCATTGGCATTCCTAGTAGATATCCTTGAGTCCTCGTAAAGGTCTTTGAAGTTCTGACCACCCTTTGCTAGTGCATTTGAAGTAGAGCCCATCATACACTTGCCAATAATCTTGCTACCCAAACGCAAACACGTCTTAGTTACGCGCCAATTGTTCAGTATGTTATTTGGCTTTATCCACTTTCCGCTCTCATCATGAGCCAACATAAGTAGCTTCTCACCATCGTATGAGTTATCGTCAGTGTTCTTCCAATCTATTGTTGTATCAAGTCCATCTACGCCCTCCTCATCAATGTCATGCATGTTCTTTTTGGTAATCTTAGATGCCGGGACACGATATGCAAGCTCAGTCTTTGGCTTATCCATACCATCCATAACAGGCTTGAAGAAGAAGGGTAGGTTACTATTGATAGGAACAACTTTGTCCGTAAACATCTTTTTGGCATCGGCACCCGTCTTTGATAGGATGCCAACCCTTGCATCTTTTGCAAGAGTAGCCACATTTACACACTCAGATGACGACATAAATGAGAATCCCGAGCGGCGTATCTTTAGGTACACCATTCCAAACGAGCGATTATCTGCACGGCATGCCTCCCAAAAAATAAAAAAGATTCTGTTAGCCTCACGAAAATCAGGGTATCCAATGTCAATCTTGGACCACTGTAGATACATATAGTGGGAGCCTGTGATATAGGTAGGCGTGCCATTATTCATGAACCAAAGCCCACTCTCCCTGCGCTCAAACTCTTCCTCAATATAATCAACGTACCTAGCCTTAAACTCCTTCGGCATCTCATGCCACTGAAAGATTGACTGAATACGTCCTAGCTGAGGTGGAAGCTCTTCTCTCTCCCAATACTGCTCAGATACCTTAGAGTGTCTTTGAAGACACTCCTTTGGAGCTAGTGGTAGTGCTATCTTAAGTCCTGATATCTCTACGATATCACCAATCTGACCTGTCTTTGATATGATGACAACATCGTGCTCATAGTCATACCCATAGTTCCAACTCCTGTTCCTATTCTTTGAATTGAAAACAGTCTTTGGTATAGGATTGTCTATGACCCTACATAGGCTATTTAGCTCTTCGCTCAGCCCAACCCTGTTTACTGTCAAGTTTTGTTGAGTCATTTGTGGCTTCTTGTAGGTTTGTTTTTTCTGCCTCTATTTTATTTAAGATGTCGAATGCATCAAATATAGCTAATCTCTTTGATGCTGCAGCATTCTTCAACTTATCTGCAGCCAAGTCATCCTCAGCATCAACCTTAATGATGTCCTCTTTAGCAACCTTAATCAATTGCTCAACTGCCTTATAGCCGGCATCAATAATCTTAAGTCTTAGTTCTCTAGGGCTCATAATTTAATTGTTATTTGATGGTCGTATATTCTGTAAAGCTTCTCGTCATCCACAATAAACTCATACTCACTGTCAGGCTTGAAGCAGACCTTGTCGCCTGCCTTAATACCCTTTGACATTAAGTACTCATTTGGGTATACCATAATACCCATCAGAGGCTCTTCCTCAATCGGCTTATAGATAAATGACTCCTCAGGCTTGATTGGCTTAACAAAGCAATATCTATCATGCGCCTGCCACTCAGTGCCGTTATGGAACATATAGAACTGCTCATCGTCAATAAAGAATAGGTCTTCTTTGAAAAAGCTCTTGCCACTCTTGCGGCGGCCCTTCATGTCATTGTAGAACTTGAATACATTGTGATGTACAAGTAGTTTATCACCAACCTTGATTGGTCCTTTATAGCCAATGGGTAGCTCAACAACATCAGCCTCTCTATTTGAGAACCTAAAGTCTTCCTCAGAGGTGTTGACAATTAAATCAATTCCCCCTATTTCTTTTGTGTTGTTGTATCTTTTTCCCTCCCTCGGCTTTACTATAAAGTAAAATGGAGATTGCATTAGATATTTACATTATATTCGATTGCGACAGGAACGGTATTGTTAAACTCTTTCCAAAGGACAACCTCACCTTTATCGTTTTCAATATAAATCTTAATTGACATCTTATCATCATCATATTTAATAAGATGAATCTCTTGAGTATCATTCAAGACTTTTTGACCTACGATATAGTGCATGGCACCACCCTTATAGTCGGGCCCAACAGATATCTTTCTGATATACATTAACCAACTTTGTTTACAGTGAGAATGACAGACGGAGTCTCAGGATGTGGAGCTACAGCTGCTCCGGTAACAATTTGAATAGCCGTTGAAGTAGTAGCCCACATTAGCTGAGCCTCTGCCCCTGCATCCAACTGAACAAAGAAGTTCCAAGCTGCAACTAAAAATCCTGCATTTGCTTGTACGTTTACAGAAGTATTTGTCCAAGCTAAATTAGAACCATTTTTCTTAAGCCAAATGTTAACA